CCAGCTGTGTCGTCAAGCATGTGTCTGGTGAGAACTCAGTGATCCAGTTCAACAGCTACGACCAGGGGCGCAGCAAGTGGCAGGCCGATACAGTTGACGGCGTGTGGATGGACGAAGAGCCACCGCAGACAATTTACTCCGAAGCACTGACACGCACCAACGCCACTGGCGGGGTCGCGTTTGTAACGTTCACTCCGCTCATGGGTATGTCGGACGTGGTGCGTCGGTTCCTGCTCGACAAGCCAGACGGCACAACAGTTACTAACATGACCGTGCACGACGTCGAGCACTACAGCGTCGAAGAGCGTGAGCGGATCATCGCCAGCTACCCGGAGCATGAGCGCGACGCGCGTACCAAGGGCATACCGTCGATGGGTTCTGGCCGGGTGTTCCCCCTGGCAGAAGAGGCCGTCTCGATATCAGCGTTTTCCATACCCGCCCACTGGCCGCGTATCGTCGGTATCGACTTCGGTATCGACCACCCAACTGCAGCGGTGTGGATGGCGTGGGATCGTGACGCTGACATCCTGTACGTCACCGACTGTTACCGGGTCAAGGACACCGGCATCGTCACTCATGCTGCGTCGATACGCTCTCGAGGCGACTGGGTACCGGTAGCCTGGCCACATGACGGCCTGCAACGTGACAAAGGATCAGGCCAACAGCTGGCCGCCCAATACAAGACGCAAGGCCTGGCCATGCTGAAAGACCGTGCCACCTTCGAGGATGGCAGCAATGGCCTGGAAGCGGGCGTTGCGCAGATGCTGGAGAGAATGCAGACCCGGCGCCTGCGTGTGTTCAGTCACCTGAGCGAGTGGTTCGAGGAGTTCCGCCTGTACCACCGCAAGGATGGTTTGATCGTGACCAAGATCGACGACCTGCTTGCCGCAACCCGCTATGCTATGATGATGCGCAGGCACGCTAAAACCCAATCAGAAGCATCGTCCCGAGGGTTCTCCGCTCCGGTAATACCCTTCGACGTTTTCGACCCAGTGACAGGATATTGATGACATGCAGACACCCGAAGAGATGGAGCAGGACGGCACAGACGAGCGCATCAACCGCTTGCAGTCCTTTGGTCAAGCCCTCGGTCGGCAGAGAGATAACTGGATACGCGCCCGGTACGCACTGGGCGTCGACAAGCGCTGGGTCGAAGACGAAGACCAGTACAACAGCAAAGACAACGTAAACCGCGCAGCGTCACAGATGATGACCAGCGTGGAGCAAGGCTACCCGGTCACCACCAATCACGCCAAAGCGCACCGCTCTACCGTGTATATCGGGCTGACCCGGCAGAAGACCAATGCCGCTGAGGCGCGCATAGCAGACATATTGATCCCCACTGATGACCGTAACTGGGGCATCAAGCCCACACCAGATCCGACAATCAGTGAGCTGATCCGCGACAAGCAGATAGCGGTAGACCCATCAACCGGGCAGCCGGTCACTGACCAGGAAGGCAACCCGGTGCCAATGAAGATGGTCGCCCGGGCAATCCTGCGTGACGCGTCAGACAAAGCAAAGGCCATGCAGCTGGAGATCGAAGACCAGCTGGTCGAGTGCGACTACCTGGGTGAGCTACGCAAAGTTATCCATGACTCAGCCAAGCTGGGCACTGGCGTGATCAAAGGGCCGGTTGTGATGAACCGCACCCGCAAGGCCTGGAAAGAGATCGTTGACCCGGCTACCGGGGAAAGTGTCCAGGCGATGGTCATCGTTGAAGAAGAGGGTCCAGCCAGCGTGCAGATAGACCCGCGCAACGTGTACCCTGATCCGGGCTGTGGCACCAACGTGCAGAACGGCAGGGGCATATACGAGCGCGAAGAGATGACGTCGCGCCGGGTAAAGGAGCTGGCCAAGCAGCCAGGCTACATGCCCGAACAGTTGCGCAAGGTGCTGGAGGAAGGCCCTAAGCGCAGCCACGCGATGCAAGAGATCCGCGACGAAGAGCAGCGCGACATTGCCGAAGACCTGTATGAGCGCTGGGAGTACACCGGCGACGTAGACCACGACGACCTGGTCGCTGCAGGTATCAAGCTGCCCGAGAAGGACGTGCTCCGGACAATCAGCGCCACAGTGGTAATGATCAACAACACCGTTGTTAAGGCGTTCCTGAATCCGCTTGAAGACGGCTCACTGCCCTACGACTTCTTTGTGTGGGAAAAGTCCGGCAACAGCGTCTGGGGTTACGGCGTGCCGTACCTGATGCGTGCTCAGCAGAGAGTGCTCAACGCAGCCTGGCGGCAGATGATGGACAACTCTGGCGTGACCAGTGGTCCTCAGATCGTCGTCAAGCCCAGCGTCATCCAGCCCGCTGACAAGCAGTGGCAGCTGTCCTCGCGCAAGATCTGGTACGCCACAGACGACCTGGACGACGTGCGCAAAGCGTTTGCGTCGTTCGAGTTCAACAGCCACCAGGCTGAGCTGGCCAACATTATTGAGATGGCGATGGGGCTGGCGGACGCCGAGACCGGCGTGCCAACGCTGATGCAGGGCGAGAAGGGCACCGCTCCGGACACGGTCGGCGGCATGCAGATGCTGATGACCTCGGCTAACGTTGTACTTAAACGCCTGGTCAAGCAGTTCGACGACATGGTGACCAAGCCGCACATCCGTCGGTACTACGACTGGAACATGCTGTACAACGAGGACAGCGCGATCAAGGGCGACTTCTCAGTCGACGCGCGAGGCAGCTCAACGCTGGTCGTGCGCGACATCCAGAACCAGGCGTTCCTACAGCTGCTGGCTGCAGGGGCTAACCCGGTGTACGGCAAGTACCTTGATCCTAAGAAACTGTTTGAGCGTGCGCTCCAGGCGCAGCACATTGACCCGGCAGAAGTGTTTAAGACTGACGAGCAGATCGAGGCGATTGAAGACGCTGAGCGTCAGGCAGCTGAGCAAGGGCAGAGCGAAGATCCACGTATTGCCGCGGCTAAGATCCGGGCGCAGACTGATGTCCAGCGCGTCCAGGCGCAGAACGAAGGCGACATGATGGAGCTGCAGACACGCCTGGATATTGCCCAGCAGCAGATAACTGCACGCCGGGAAGAGCGCGGGCAGATGATCGAGCTGGAGATGTTGAAATTGGCCAACGCGCAGAACATGTCGCTGGAACAGATCAAAGCCAAGCTTGGTGAGACCGCGATAAAAGAGCGTAGCAAACAAAGCTTGTTTGCTGCTGAGCGTAGACTGAAGATGCAGATGGGTAGCGGAATATGAGCAAGGGCATTATCCGAAGCGAGATGAAATGCAACGCACCTCGCTCGACGCCTGACCACCCTAAGAAAAGTCACGTCGTCAAAGCGTGTGCAGATGGTAAAGAGAAGGTTATCCGGTTCGGCCAGAAGGGCGTCAAAGGCTCACCCGATGGCTCGGCCAGGAACAAGGCGTTCAAGGCGCGACACGCCAAGAACATTGCCAAGGGCAAGATGAGCGCAGCCTACTGGGCGGATAAGGTGAAGTGGTGAGCAAAGGTCTGTACGCGAACATCCACGCCAAACGTGATCGAATTAAACAGGGCAGCGGCGAGAGAATGCGCACACCTGGCGACGAAGGTGCACCAACCGCCAGCGCGTTTAAAGAGGCTGCCAAGACAACCAAACAGGCTAAGCGCACAGGCTTGCTTAGCAAAGCGATGAGGAGCTAGTGATGGCGACAGTACAGTTTTCAAGCACCAGAGATGGCGCGATTGTGGTGACGTGGGCAGCGATGGGCGGCACAGACGACGGCTCGCCGTTCCGTTTACCGAGCATGACAGACCTGACGTTTCAAGTGTCCGGCACTTTCGGCGGCGCAACTTGCACACTGCAAGGGTCTAACGACGGCACCACCTGGTCCACACTAACGCAAAGAGGCGGCTCTGGCGGCACGGCTATGGCGTATACGTCGGCGACAATGCACGCGTGTAACGAGAACCCTATGTTTGTGCGCCCTAACATTACCGGCGGCACGGGCAGCAGTATCAAGGTCGTTCTGGCGGCGTTCCCGCAATACGCTAAGACGGGGTACTGAGTATGAAACAAACGGGAATGATGGTCGCCATGATCTTTGTAGGACGAGATCTTGCGCACCGGCAGCACCTGCGCACCGGGTCTTACGCGGAGCACGTGGCGCTTGGCGCATTTTATGAGGGGGTGATCCCGCTGGTCGACGGTTTTGTCGAGGCGTACCAAGGGCGGTTCAATGA